TTATCCATAAGGATATCCCCAAGAATAATCCCATCTGACGCCACCCGTATAAGATGTTCTAAAATAATTATGAATTCCATCTCCTCCATAATATAGATACTCTTTAGGCAAACATCTCACATAATCAGTTCTACCAGCTTTTTCTTTTGCCCAATTATTAAGAACATCAGTGGCTAAAACTTTCAAATCATAACCATAATCGCTGACTGTTGGTACATTTGCACTATATGCAAATTGATTAGGTTGCAAAATTACACCTGAGATAGTATTAGGAAAATTACTATTATCTACTCTATTCAAAATAACCCACATAACACAGGCAATTTCAGTTTTACTTTTAATTCCTCGTGATTCACAATAAGCAACTTTAGCCAACATATTTACATCATTAATTGTATAATAATCTTCATAATTAAAATTATCTTGTGTTACATTAAGATAATTTTCAATATGAGTTAAAATTTGTTCTCCTGTGTTCTTTTCATTAAAAAAATCTGTTTTTTCATATTCATTCAAATTCAAAAAATCAATTTTTAAATTTCTTTGTTGTTCATAAATTGCCCCAACAATTAAACTATGATCTGTATTTAATTTCGCGCATTCATACATCTCTGTCATATAATTAACATTTGCATCAAAATTTTCAATATTAACACCATTAGGAACTCTTGCATAAACAGTAATACTTAAAATTAAACACAAAATAATTAATAAAGTTGAAATACGTTTAATCATAAATAATATTTATCCTTTTTATTTTTGTTCTTTTTTCGGCGAATTAGGAAGTGGCATCCAGTGGGTGACAATCACAGGGTATCCTTTCCCCATTTTTCTTTCAATCCCCCAGTGATCTTTGTAGTTGTGTTTAAAGTTGGAATATGCAAGGCCATCAAGTCCATAAATTTTGTTGTTACCCCAATATTCAGGAGCATAGACAAAATACCATCCATCCTTTTCCGGTAATCTCTCCTTGACGCTAATCCAATCATTCATGCTGTCCGCCCTCCCCATCTCGAATTTTCTTTTTCATCTCTTTTGCGGCTCCTTCGCCTACACCAAGAGCATACGAATAAATCATCCAGCAAACGAAGCTTCCTACCCAGCAGAAAACCAAAACAGGCATCGGGACTATAAACCATCCGTTTGCTTTGACAATAGACAGGATGATGCCCAGAAAAAGAAGCAGTTTAATCATCATCGTAGCCCTCCCCGTCGTGGATGGAGCCGATGACCTCAATTCCGCTCGTTGACAGATGTATATTTACGCCCATGCTTTCAGTGCCATTCAACCAAACACAAAATCTATTCCACTCTTGATCATAGCATACAGAGGCTTCTTTTTGTTCGCCGTTCCAGTTCGTCCAATGGATGATATCCCCCTCGAAAATCTTCGTTCCGTTCTTATCGGTCATTCCGGTGTACTGACAAACCGTGGAGGGGTCAACTTCAACACGCGTCCCTGTAATATCATGAATATCACAAATTTCATGTACATCAAGTACACCTATTGGGCCTATGTAATACCCTTCTACCCACTCGCCAGACAAAAGAGACTTCCCCTTAAACAAAATCTCACGCACTTTTCACAAACCTCTCAGTTTTTACGTCTCTATTCGGTATAGAAGTTCTTTTCCTTTTATTGGACGCTTGCATTTCCCATGTAATCCATTCACAGTTTCCTGGTTCATAGTTCCCATCAACATTTTTTCTTTCAATAGTTAATTCATCGCTATATCCATTTTCTAATGCCCACAAATAAAACCGTTCAAAATCTTCCCACTCTTTACACACAGAAATTCCACGCGCTCCGTAGTTTTCATAGCCAGTTGCCGTTTTATATTTGCAACGAGATATCATACCTCTCCAAATCCTATAAATTCTCGTTCCCGCCATCCCGTGTTTTTTGTTTCTTTCAGATAGTTCAATATATCTTTGACATCCACAAGACTTTGTTCTTCCGCTTTTCAAATTTACGCTAATTTGCACTGTTTCTTTTCCACATTCACATTTACAAAGCCAATATCGAGTGTTTCTTTTCCCTAAGTGATGTACTCCTAATACGGTTAATTTCCCGAATTTTTGCCCTGTAATATCAATCGGCTTCCCCATACTGCTCACCTCCATCGCTTATCCGCTTAGCTTTGAAAAGAATCTCTCTCATTCTGCACCTCCGATGATCTCGTCAAGGGTGATGATTTCATTTTGGCGAAGAGAAGGAAACAAAGAGGGGTCGAGTGTTGCAATGACAAGTTTCCTGTTGAAAACTCTAATGCCGAAGCCATACATCTCAATGCTTTCTGCCTCTGAGTATAACATCTTGATAGCCTTCGCCCTCTCCACCTCCTGCTCCGTCCAGCGGGGCTCGCGGATGATGTAGTCAGAGTGATTGATAATATAACAAAGTTCACTGGAGGTCACTTCCCCACCATGTGCATTTCTAATTTTTCCATCTGGGCCGATAAGATAACTTTTCACTTCGTCAAATGGGAAATCATTAAACTGGAAGCTCTGATTTACCTCCACCCTAAGCACTTCACAAATTCTTGGCTTGCTCATGTTGGCCTCCTCCATATTAGATACAGAAAATATTTTTTCCGTCTCAGAGTTTTGAAACTTTATAGACATTTTCTTTATTGTTTCTTCGTTTATCAAAATGAATTGTTTTTGTATTCATTTTTATTTATTTACTAAATAATTCTTGATATATTTGGCTTGTTATTACATCTTGGCTATCTTGATATTTACCTTGATATTTAGTTAAAACTTCACCAATAATAGTATGATAATAAATTTGACAAATGTCAATATTTGGATAAATCACTATTGGTTGAACACAACTTAATTCTAAAGTCCAATATCCTCTAAAACCAATATCTCCAAATCCAGCAGAAACATGTACAAATAATCCTAAACGTCCGTGGGAAGATCGCCCTTCTAACATAGGAACAAGATTTTGAGTTTCAGTATATTCATTGGTTCTACCCAGATATACTCTTCCAGGTTCTAACAACAAACCTTCTTCAGGAATTTCAACAATATGATAATCATTATTGATTTTCATATCTAATTTTTGTTTGTTGTAAACTAATAATTTATTGTTTAAAGTTAAATTATAGCTATTAGGATTAAGTTTGTTAAAATCAAAAGGATCAATAATAATTGAATTTCCTAATCGTTTATAAATTGCATCTCCAGTTAAAATCATAAAATATTTTTATACTCCTTTTGTTTTAATCAAGCATATCTCTTGCTCTTTTCAATCTTTCTCCAATAACTTTTCTTTCTTCTTCTGTTAGCACTCTCTTCTTTTTAGGAGAAATAAATTTAAACCAATCAAAAGGTACATGTGCAACAATACTTCCATCAGAGTTTTTTTCAAAATCAACTAAATCAGGATAAATTTCTTTATATTGCTCAATTTTTGAAATAAATTTACGTTCGCTTGTATATAAAGTGCATTTTTCTTCTCCAACGATTCTTTCAATAGAAGTTTCTTTCATGATTATGTCTCCTTTTTATTCTTCTATATTTATACCAATTTCATTGACATAATGAACCTTAATATCAAATTCTTCTTTAAGAATGGTTATTGCATCATTTGGATTTCCGTAAAAAAATTCTTTGTGTTTATTTTCTTTGTTTACTCTTTTTGAGTCCAATCTTTGATGTATCTTTGTTTCTATATCAAAAACATTTTCTGAAAAAACCAAACCATTACATTCAAATACAAAAGGTACGCTGGCACTTGATAATTCAGACAACCTAATTAAAGGATTTAATCTTCTTGTGCAACCAATTTTATACATACCTGGCATAGATTTAGTAGTTGCTATATACAACCATCCAGCCGAACTATGATTAATTCTCCAATCAATCTCATTTTGTCTTTTATCAATTTCAGCGAGCTTATTTTTAATTTGTTCTTGATCTTCTTTTGTAATAGATTGGCTTAAAATTTTTTCTAAATCTTTTCTTTCCTTTTCAAGTCTTTTTTTCTCTTTGTCTGCTTCAAAAAGTAATTTTTCTTGTTCTCTTAATTTAAATCTTGCTTTTTTAGCTTCTTCTTTTTCGTTAATTTGCGCTATTTTTTTATCTAATTCTAATTTTAATAATCTGATACTTAAATGTAAATATTCCTCGTTAATTTTTACTCCAATTATTGAAGCCTTTTTATTACATCGGTTAAAATTATTAGTGATTAAATCTATACTTCTTGACAAATTTTGAGAAGTTACGCTTTTTTTCTTTCTATCAAAAAAAGAATTAAATCCAAACAATAAACTTTCACAATAAGAATGTTGAAATAAAATACCTTTTGCTAAAGAATGATCTACTTTATACTCTTTTATAATTATATATAAAGCATTTCTCGATATAAGTTGAGCCATTTCTTTTTTAATTTGATCTATCTTAGTGTTAATCTCAACAAAAGAAGTAATTTCAGGAATATATTCTATTCCTATATCTTGTAATTCAATTAATCCTTTATTAGTTCCTAATAAATTTATTGTTTCATCTAATTCTTTTTTATAAATTTGAAGTTGTAAATTAATTGTATTTAATTCTTCTTGTTTTTTATCAATTTCTAATTGTATTTTATTATTTAATAATTTTTGAATAAAAAAATTAAACATATCGTATTCCCTTATTATCACTTTATTGTTTATAATAAGATTAACATAATTATGTTTAATTGTCAAATTATTATTTTTATAAATTATACCAAAATATAACGATTATTATTAGCAATTTTGACGAATATTATTAATAATGCCAATTAATTTTGTCTTTTTTCTCTGGCGGACAACGATAAGCAAGCCAAGATTCTCCGTACTCTTCCAGTAAATAACCCTGGACTGATATGCCTTACAGGACAAGGTGTTTTCCTCTGTCCCAATATAATAGTCTCCACTGGCTTTTCCCCGGTTCTTCAAGATTTTGTACCCATACAGGCTCTTCATTCATCTCCCACAGTTCTTCCAATGTCAGCGGTTCATTGCTGGGCTGTGGAATGGTAAGTATACTATCTATATCATCCTTGAAATCTGCATACGTCGCTGCCCATGATACAGGAGCAGTTTCGTTATTCCAAGTATCAAAAATCCGCTTATTGTATAGTTCTTGCAACATATCAGCATCAATTGGTCTCATTCTTAATCTCTCCATCCATGTGCGCGCCACAAGTGGGACAAATTGCAATATTTGAAATGAATTTTGATCTAACGTGGCACACGCTACAAGTTCCGCACATACAGCTTTTAATTAGTCTATTTGGCCCTAAAAACTCCCATCTCCCGTACCTCACCTCCGCAACGTCGGCGGCGGGGATGTGTGCGATTTCGCTCCAAGCCGCAACATAGTCTCCGCTGGTTCGCTTGACTACATCTAATGCTGCCGCCCTCTCAATGTACTCCTTCATTCCTTTTCCCTCCGTAGTGCGGCCTCAATTTCCAAAATCGAGAATGTATGACTTAATGGCTCTGCGTTCGGGATTTCAGTCTCCGCCGTGATAAATATATTTTCAGGCGTGTAATCCTTAATAACCGCATTGCACCGCAATCCTACGCTACTCTTATATGAAACTTTATCTCCAGGTTGGCACGGCATCACCACGCACCGCCTCTCTCTGTCCGCCAAGGCCAGTTCCCACAGGCGATCAAATGAAACCCCAAAAATATCCTCAATGATTTCTGAAAAGGTCATATCAAACAGGCTGCATTTATTCATTTTACAATTCCTCCTTCTTATCGCGTGGCTTCTGAATATTCCACTTTTCTGTGCTGCCGGGATATTTTGACGAGATAATCATAATTCTGTTCTCTCTCATTATTTTCTTCATCCGCTCCAACTCAAGTTGGGTTTCATGGCAAATTACTTTTTCTTCCTGGTGCATCTTCTGCAGCTTCTCGTTTTCGATCTGGAGCGTGGAGAGGGCGGTAGCGGCATCAAGCGCAACGCCCCTTCTCAATTCTTTCCCTTCAAAATATCCATTTAACTGCTCAATCAACTTCTCAACATCCATCAGGTGTCCTCCTCTCCCTCCGGTGGGCGGCGGTAGGCTTTGAACCTATACCCCCACTCTTTGCACAAAGTTTCCCAACTCATCAGCTCCTCAGATCCAAAGAATAGCACCCCGAAAGACGTTACTTTCGCCCAGTCATTCAGCGGGGTAAACCAAATATACCGTTCTTTCTTGGCATCCTCAAGTGTCAGCGGCTCGTTCGGCGGGGTGAGGGTGGGCTGAAGTGCCTTTCTGGCCCAGAAGTATGCCTTGGCCTGCTCCTCGTTTTCAGGTACAGCAATCACAAAATACTGGTACGCCTTTTCGGCATCAGTCATCTTTCAGCGCCTCCCTCTCCGCCGTTTTCCAAACGCTGTTATGAAATTTTGCTATATCTTGTGTGCCCTTTTTGTACCCTGCTAAATAGCAACAGGTGCATAAAATCAGGAGCAATATCGCTCCAAAAAGAGCACAAACCACGATTTTATCCATCTTTCATCGCCTCCAATCTCAACGCCTCAATCAAAAGTGACTGCACTTCTTCACTGATTCTCGCATCACTTTTTGCCAGACAACTATCCAGGTAGTTTTTATCATGGTATGCCAATGTTTCGATTGCCAGCGCAACGCGAATACACTCCTCCGGTGTCTTACATACACATTCAGGTGCTTTCATATAGCGCCTCCAATCTCTCCATCACCTTCTGCTCGGCCTCCTTGTCCATGCGAGCGCCGCAGTTGGAGCAATAGTTATAACCAAAAATGGATTTCGCATGACACTCACTGCACTCGTCATAGCCCTCATGCTTAATCCATCTCCCATGCCGCACCTTCTCCACCTGCTCCCGGCTGACGGAGCGGAGGGCGGAGAGAGCAATCTCAGCCATCTCTTTCCGCCTACGGTATAGGAAGTCGTTCTCTCCCGGATTACTACCAAATCCGCTATCAAGCACCACTCGCGCCGCTGTGAGCTGTTTTTCAAAAAGGGTAATCGCTTCTTCCCGTGTCATTTTTATACGACCTTTCTCTTTCGTTCATTAGCAATATACTGACACCCACAATTAGGGCAATCAAAGGCATCGTATAAGGTAGGCTCCATTTTATTAGAAGCTATAAGAAACAGTTCTGTTTTTTCACGGGCAATATAATGTCGCTCCTTAGTTAGTTCAAATACATGCTCGCATACTTTGCATGTTGTTTTATTCAACTTTTTACCTCCAACATCGCCAATTCTCCACCACAAGCCATATATCCACAACAATCTATCCAACTGTCTATATGATTTTGATTAGAAGACGCACGAGCAATTTTTAATAAAGCCATAAGTAAAGCTACTGTTACTTCGTCTACTTTTACTTCTGTCCCATCAGCTACACATCTTGAACGAATTACAGGCTCCCAAAGTTTAGCAATTAAAGAAAAAGAATTTTCAGGTCCACCATATTCTTTGTTACGATCTTGCGAAACAATTCTTTCTGCTTCTTCAAGAATTGCTTCACGTGAATCAAATATATTTTCTTTTACATATTTTTTCATATTTTCTCCTTTTTTTTACATTATTTTTTTATTAATCCATGCAATAGCAAATTAGAAAAATATAATCGCTCTAATTATTCTTCGTGACTGATTCTCTTTCGTTCGCCAAAACTGCAATACTCATCCCACTGGTGTGTCAACATCATGTGCGGGCATTCACAAAGAGGGGATTTTCCGTCACAGTCAAAGGAAATTTTACTCTCTTTGCCATACTTGCACTCCCGTGCCTCACCTCCGCAACGTCGGCAGTTGGGATACACTCAATATATTGCGATGGTTCAAGACCTTTTGCCCATGCATGTTTTGCGGCTTGTATAGCGTCCTCTCGCTTGATGTACTCAGCCATTCTCCATCTACTCCAACTCGGCCTCTTGCTCTTTCAACAATGTATCTCGCCGTTCCAATTCTGCAGCCTGTTGGGCAATCAGTTTTGATTTCTGTTCCAGCTCGGCCCGCAGCTTCTCGTTTTCGATCTGGAGCGTGGAGAGGGCGGTAGCGGCATCAAGCGCAGAGCCCCTTCTCAATTCTTTCCCTTCAAAATATCCATTTAGTTGCTCAATTAGCTTCTCAACATCCATTATGTAGCGTCTCTTTTCTTTTCATCACTACTCGCTCACAGGAAAACAAGAAGAATCTCTTAAACATCCACCACGGCATAATTACCAGAAAGAGAACCCATGCCATATCACTCAATATTCTCATACAGCACTTCCAATCTCTTTCTTAGTTCCTCCCACGCCTCCGGGGTGAGGGGGCGGCCGCAGCAAGGGTAATACTCCCATGGAATCCAGTCGTTTTGTGCGTCACACGTGATACACGCTCTTGGATGCCATCCGAAATTTCGGCAGGCCACGCAGGTTTTCCTCTCACATTCAGTACACCCCGGCCACACCCGCTCCATCTGCTCCTGCGTGGGTGGGGTGAGGGCGATAAGAGCAATCTCAGTCAT